ATTCTCTAACCCAGCGTTTTCAGGAGCAGCAGGGGTAGAGAATGCCTGTGAGAAATCCATGTTATAAGGGTTGTTACCATTGTTGGTATTACCCGGTAACATTTTGAAAAAATCACTTAAATCTACATTTTGATTTGCATTATAGCCAGCAAAGCTATCATAGTTGTTATTATTGCTGGGTAATTTGAACTCATTCATAGTTTTCTCCTGATAAGGGTCTAGAGTATGAGGGTATAGAGGGATACATTGGCGTTTCTGGCAATTCTAATAATGTTTCTACATACTCATCAATTGCAGACAATGATAGTACACCGGGGTTGAATTCCAAAGCTCTTTTATAATACTGAGTAGGAGATTCGTGAGCATCAAAGTAACTTACCATTCTTCCTACATATAAAGGATCATATGCTGCTAAGTTGGTTTTACTAGTTAAACCTTCTTCTGCTTCTCTTAATTGTTCTAATCTTTCTTTAGCAGAACTAAGAAATTCATCTCTTAGTCCCATTAATTCAGTTAATCTATCTTCTAATATAGCCATTGTAACATTAGAGAATTGATTAACACCTGCTAATAGAGCTTGTGCAGTAGGCATAGATGGTATATTTAAACTGTTTACACCATTTACTGCTATGTACACTGCAGCAGCAGCAGCTATAAAAGCACCAAGATTGCCACCTATCTGTTCACCTATCTCTGTTAATAATAAAGATATAGCTATAGATACTGCTACATCTAACAACTGTCCCCAGCCTAAAGATGTACCACTTGTAGGTATAGCTGCTACTACCGATATTACAAATACTACTGCACTAAATAGACTAGTCTCGTACCACTTAACTTTAACTTTTTGTAATGAGAACACTATGAAAGACATAGATTCCATAAGTATGTTAGACTTTTTTATTCCAGTGTAAGAAGCTAAAATATCTCTCCTTATTGGGATAACGCAGTTATCTCCTCCGAAATAATAAGTAACAGGTAAAGTTATCTCCCCTTTTATTTTAAAGGTAACTTGTAAATCTGCAATAGTTACTGAAACGTATTCAGTTTCGCTTATTTGATAATTTATGGTAGGGGCGGATAATAGCTCGAATCCAAAATCCCCCTGTGCTCTTAGCCATAAACCTGCGTATCTGTTTATACTGTAAGTACCTACCTTTCCTACTACCCCATGATAAGTATTCTTATCCGCGTATCTCCATAACATAGAGTATCTAAACTCTTCGTCGTTTATTGTATTAGTAGTTTTCTTGGAATAGTAAATACTTTTTACTGTTTCATTTATTGGGTAACCATATTCATTTTCTTTATAGTTACCCCCATAGATATCATCTATCCATTCTTCTTTAGTATATTGCTGTCTTTCTATTAACAATTCACCAAAATCAAACAAATATTTGAGGCCTGTTTGAGTTTCAGTACTAGTAGGCAGGTAAGGGGTTAAAAATACATCCTCTACAAAAGATAATGAGCCGCTATTAGCTGACTTGAATTCTGTTACCATGGCGTCAGCATCAAATCCAAGCTCTGTAGCTAGTGCGTTTACTTGGGCTCTGTATACGCTATCAGCGGGTAAGCTAGTCAGAAATATTTTATTTTTTGCGAGAGGAATTGTAGGGTAATAAACATCTTCATCTTCTATACTACCGTCATAAGATATGCCACTAGGTATGCCACTAGGCCACTTATCCCCATCTTGTCCATATTTTAAATAAGCATCCGCTGCTGCATTAAAATTATTTATGTTGGCAGACTTTACTGCCTCTATTATGTCCCCATTGGCAATTATTGCAGAAGTTACAGCATTACCAACAAAATCTGGGATATCGCTAAATACGCTAGAAGTTGCTACCCCTGGATAATACTTATCACTCATCTATTATTATTAATCGTCAACATCAGTTAGTGTGGTTAAGCCTACTTCTTCTGCTGCTTTTATTAACACTTTAGTAATGTCTGCGTGATTAGCTCCTGAAGGGGGCGATAATGTATCATCATTACTCCTCTGTATGGCATATATATCTGAAAACACTTTAGCTAGGTCTTTAGTAGCTTTTTGTTGGAAGCCATCAGTCTGAGCTGTATAAAGTGTTTTCTGTTTGCCTATTACACCCTCTACTGGATTACTGTCTATAGTATCCACTATCTGAGCTTGTTCTGTTTTTGTTTTTTGGATTAATAGAGCAATTTCTGCTGCTAATTTCTCAGCAGATTGATCTGCTTGTTGTTGTTGCAATAAGAACTGTACAGACTGTGTTAGAACAGCCTGCATAGATCCTAGATAGACATTTGCATAATCAGTACCCTTAATCCTACCTTTTGAGAACTCCTGCTCTAGATGCAACATTGAAGTCTGCATCAATACATCAAATACACCTGTACCATTTAAAACTTTGGTAGTGAGATCACTAATAGTTATTTCAGCCACTGATTATGCCTCTTTAGTTAGTCTATGCTATTAGCTTGAGCTTGACGGTCAGCAAGTTTACCAAGTTCTTCTTTGTTAAGTGGTTCCATAATCTCTACAGAGAATTCAGGAACTATCTTACCTTCGCGTATCTTAACTCCATTAACTTTCTTAGTGGAGAAAGATTGGAACTTACGCTCTTTAATCATATTGAGCATCATTTGAGGTACATGCCAACCTTCTGCATTATCGAAAGGTACATACTTCTTAAGAGTACCTACCAATGAATTACTTACGGTGAACATTTCACCTTCCCAGTCCTTTTTATTCTGGTTCATGCATGTGATACGTACACGGATAAGCTTACTTGCTTCTTTACGTAACCTGGCTTGCATTTCCAATTTAGACTCAATAGGTACATCACCTTTATTGTCTGCAGGTGTAGCAATAGTTTCTTCTTCTTTTGTTTCTTCTGGAGTATCCGACATAGCAGCAGCAATTTTCTCTTTTAAAGAGTCTAAACCGATATTAGCACGAAAACTAATACCTAGCTTAGTAGCACGTTCTTTCAAAATAGTTAGTTCATCTAAATTGACATTTTCTAGTTCTGACATTTTATTACCTATTTAGTAGTTATCTTTTATTCTGGGTGATACCAGATATTAAATAACTACTCCCCTTTCGGGGAGTAGCTTCTAGTCTTTACTATTACCATTCAGCAACAGTCTTAATTAGAGCAATACGCTCTGGACGTAAGATCATAGTACCGTAGTACCACTTGATAGAGCTGAAACCGATCTCGCCGAAAGGATCATCTCGATTGGCAATACCAGCACCTGGCTTCTTATTGGTAATCTTAAACTTAACAGTCTTACCGTCAGTTTGGAAACCAATAGTAGTGAACGATCCAGAACCAACAACCAACATTGGGAATACATCGTAGTTACCACCAGATTCACGGTAGCCACCATTAGTACTAACAGCAGCACCAGCACCAGCCCAATGCATCATTTCAGGAACAACTACTATGCGGAATTGGTCAATAGAACCAATCTCACCAGTTAGAGTAGTACCGCCAGCAGCATACTTCTGTACAGGGATAAATGCTTGGTTACTAAAACTATCTTGCATTTTCTTAATAGAAGGAATCAGTTCTGATCCAATATAAAGAACCCTGGCTGCATCAATTACAGCGGTATCAATCATCCGAGTACCTGTAAGCATCTTGGTATGCTTAGGTGTACGGTTGTTATCCAGGTCGATAGATAGACGCATAAGGTCATTATAATCAACCAGAGATGGAGTACCCTCACCAGTTACTTCAGCAGTCTCTGTAGCAATACCACCGAAACGCAATACACCCGCACCGTTCAATAGATCAATCTGAAGAGCATCTTCAGTAATCTCATTAGCACCCATTACATTTTCACGGGTAACGTGCATATCAAGTTCTGCATCGGTGTCAAAATCCATTGATTCCTGGGAGTACTCATAGAAGAAGCCAAACTTCTCAATAGTACCTTCAAGTTCAATACGCTTGAAACCAACTCGGTTAACTCGTCCACCAGATTCTGATAGAGCAGGCATCTTAGAAGCGATTACACCAACATCTTTGCTAGAGCCGTACAAGTTACCAGAAGCAACAACAGCATCTGCAAGTTGATCACCAGAGAAGCGGTAACCAAGATCAAAAGCAGAAGCACCAGCAGTAGTAGATACCTCTGTGTATTTCTGAGCTACAGTACCAGCAGCAGTTGTTAGTCCAAGACCCCCAGCAGCTACTGCTTTCTCTGCCCATTCAATTACTAGCAATTGAGCAGCAGCTAGAGCAGTGGCAGCATCAGAACCTGAGCCAACAAAGTAAGCAGAGCGTCCAGCACCCGCATTATCTTCAGCATCTACGCCTTTAACGATAATGGTCAGCTCATTAGCGATCACAGCGCCATTAGCATCAATACCCTGGTCATTAATGTTAGCGTCGTCAAGTAAAGGCAAGTAGTGATATTGCTTAATAGCTTTGCCCATATTCTTAGGCATAGCAGTAACATCAGCTAATTGAGAGAAGTACTGTTCTTTCTTAGCTTCAACAAGAGCTTTCTTGTTGTAGTAATCAGTACGGAATTGGGGCCCAACTTCAGAAGCTGCACCCCCCTTTGGGTCGTTATATAGAATTTCGTCAGCCATTTTATTTACCTACACTTTAAAATAATTACAAAAATTTACTTTCTGCCATCTTTTGAAAATCAGCATCTGACAGACTTAATGGATTGAAGTCAGCATCTTTTGATTTCTTAGGGGCAGCTCTTTTAGTGGGACTTGCTGCTTTTTTCTTATCTTTGATTTTAGCCTTATCTTCCTCACTTTCTTCAGTTGATTGTTTCTCTTTATCAGAAGTTGCCGGTGCTTTATTAAAAGCTCCATTCTTCTGTAGAGTATCTCCAACTTGTCGGTAAGCCTCGATATCAGATAAACCAGATAATCTACCCATCATCTTTTCAGTTTCAACTACTGTATTTATTTGATCATATATGCCAGATTCGACATGACCATTGATAAATCTAATAATTTCTGGGTTAGCAAACAATACTTCTTTACTTGAGTCATCCCACTTATTACTAATGACATCAATAGTGGTACTGAATCCAGATGATTCTTTAATATCATCAAGTACTGAATCCAGCTCTATCTCTTTATCATTAACATTGTAAGTATTTGGCGTGTACTCATTTTTCTTTTCTAAATCTACATCTAATGGATCAACTCCACTATCTTTTAACAATTTACTAACAGCATCTGGATTTTTCTTATCCAGGTCTATTAGGTAGTTAATCTTACTTTCATCTAGCAAGTTATTATTCTCAAGCATTTTTACTACACGTAAATGCTGCTTAAGCCCTGCCATTTTCTTTTCATAGTTAGCCCCCTTTTGCATAAGGGTTCTAGCATCTTCAATATTGTTAACCTGAATCATCTTATTGTTAGCCTTAAAAGGCTTATACAATTCAGCTAATTCAGACTTAGTATCTACTTCTTTTTCTTCTTCTTCCTCATTCTCAGTAGAATCAGCAAGAGCATCAGAAGAGCTTTTATCATCGGAATCTAAATTCTCAGTATTTTCGTCATTATCTGGGACATCATCAGATTCTTCTATTTCTCCATCTGTTTCTTCATTATCTGAAGCCTCAGCTTCACTATCTGTATCTTCTCCGAGATTATCTTCAGTATCTTTTTCATTATCGTCAGTAGGCGCATCTTCTTCAGTAGAGTCTTCATTAGTTTCTTCAGAGGATTCATCAAACTCACCAGGTAATCCCATTTCAGAGAAAGCATCATCATCTAGGTCCAAATAGTTATCTACTTCTTTATCAGCTTCAGTACTCATAGTATTACTCCCCTAGCTGTTCTTGGAGTAATTCTTCTCTTGTTGCTTCATCATTCTTAAGTGTACGCTCTGCTGTATCACCTAATTTCTTTATAACTATAAAATGTTGGCGTAAGTGGCCAATAGCATCAATAGATTTCATGATAGCTTCCTGAGATTCAGCATCTTGCATATCAGGTAAAGCTTTTGTTAAAACCATCTTACTAGCTTCATCTTCAAAGTAACCTTTGACTATTAGCCTATCAAAATCCCTGTTCTTAAGTAACTTAACGAAAGAGTCTCTTGCTGCTATGCTTTTCTTAGCCTGTTCCATGCTCATTTCGATACTTTGTATTTGTTGTTCGGTATTCATAATATATCTCCGCGTGTGTCCTGGATTATCCAGATTTAATTAAAGTTATAACTAATATTTAGTAATATTGTATAACTAAAATATACTATACATATAATTATGTATTATTTCTACTTTTAGTACTACTTATCTACCTTCTAACTGTTTTTCAAAGGCTTTAAGTAATATATTACCTTTAGCCTGGGCCCCAAGCTTTTGTAAGTCCCTTTCTTGCTTAGTTCCGCCTTCTTGTTCAATAAAGTCCAGATCTTTAATATCTGCTGTACTGTTATTCATTCTAGCCTTAGATATTTCAGCAGGCATCTTAGCTCTATGTAACTCAGCATTAGCTAAGTTCTCTACAGCTTCAGAATTCTCATTAGCAATCTGTGCTTCTAATAATTGTATTTCAAGTTCAGCTTTACGCTGTACAAGTGGATCAACAGTAGGCTCAAAATTTCTAATCTTATTAGCTAATTCTGGCATCTTACGTAAATCAGCTACTTCAGATAATAAGATACCACTCATCTCAGCACCCATGTTATTACCCATAGTCTGTAGCATAAATGCTATTTCCTGGGCTTTCTGATTATCAGCTTCTGCTGTGGATACTGTTAACCGTAGATCATAGTTACCCGCTAGATCATCTCTACGAATAGTTACAAATTTTTCATTAGTTACCCTTACAACTTCTGATTCTTCTAGGAACTCAGAGTTCATACTAATGAACTTTCTACCTATCTGTATGATTCCATCAGCTAACCTGCGTAAGATCGCTATCTCACGCTTAGAAGCAGCATCTAATGCACCTCTGACACTTGTAGCAGACTCACCTAAACCAGAGCCTGTAATGCCTTGATTGAAAGCTTTTACACCAGTCATGGATTCAGCTTCTTTATTCTGCATATCAATCATATATTGAGCAGATTGGGGTATCTCAGGATAAGTATGCATATAGAAAGAAGCCCTGGGATCTACACCGGGGTTTATTTCATAATCTTCACCAGAATCAAATTTACGTTTATTAGTAATATCTAGAGCGTCTTTGGTAGTACCAGTTTGTCCATTAGCTGATCTACCGAGGATATCTATCATTCCTCTTGTAATAGCACCTACTATGTTCTGGTTATCTTCTAATAGGGCACCATCAGGTTCTCCGTATACTGAACCAATAACAGGTAAATAGGGTACTACTACAAAAGGTAAAGCTTTATCGGGGAATGGATTATCTTCTAATCTTATTAAGGTATCTCCAATCCATGTAGCTATGATTGGTTTAACTATTCCTGAATTATCTATATCCCAAAATCCCCAATATTCATGGGCTACTATACGTTTACGTGGCTTGTCACTGAAATTAAAACTACCTTGATTAAGGTCACTTGCATGATCTGGTTCATTAAGTATAGAAGATTGATCTATATTCACAGAATCTAGATTTTTGTATTTACCCTCTGCTTTTAATTCTGCATAAGAAGTTTCAAAGCTTTGGATTACAAACTTAGCTTTAGTGAAGTCTCCATTACATGATGGATCTATTGTTATATTTCTATAATCACATATCTCAACATTAGGATGATTTTTAGTAGTTACTAATTTAACTTCTTTTTCTTTACCTACATATACTGGTTTCATCAATTGACCAGTCTGTACAGATAATTGCATAGCCTGGATAGTTTCTGACCTGGTTTGGGCGTAGAAAGTTGATGGCTCTTCAGCAGCTAGTATTTGTAGTTGTTGGTATTGTTGAGCTAGTCGTGGGTCCAAAGATGGTAAGTACTGAAATTTATTAGTACTGACTTCTCTTTCTTCTTCTTCAAATTCCCAACTTATCCTTGCACATACAGTACCTTGATTTACTGCTGTACGTACATATTCATCAAAGAAAGCTACTTTGTTTATCTTAGTATTAAACTGATTATTTAATAGAATATTGTTCTGTCTAGCACCTTCAGCATCTTCAAATGTAACTGGATCTACATTGAATACATCGGGGCTACTTAAGAAAGGTTCAGATAAAGCTGCGTATCTCCATTCTGCCTGCTTACGTATAAGTTTAGGAGCAACAGAGGACCTATTGGTTACTGCAGCTACTTTAGCCTTTCCTTCTATATTTAGATTATCAAGCCAAGTATCTATAGAGGATATTTTAGAATCTCTATCTGGTTTAGCATCTTCATAATCTTGCTTTAGATCAGATAATTTAGGGGGATTACCCCAATTTGTACCGAAAACAGTTTCAGTGCTTTCTGGAGCTTCATTATCAATATCTTCAATGTTTTCAGGGGTCATATTAAAATATGCCTATTACAATTAATGTTTTATTCTTTAGAACTGATTGCTGCTGAACCTAATATGTCTAATATCACGCGCTTCTCCCTGTCTCATACCATCTATCATTATCACGCAACTTCAACGTGAGCACATCGGTAGCGGCCATCACGTAATTAACAGAACCATTAAGTATTATATTACTTCCTGCTGTCCCATGAACAATTGTTCTAGCAGCCCCAGCGAATAGAGTAATCTCATCACCATACTGACCACCAGTGATCCAGGTGACATTAGTACCAGCAGCTACTCCAACGCTCCTACGACCATATGATGCAGGAGTTCCGCTACTACCCAAGTCTGTCCATTCAGCACGATCTCCTGAATGGTCTGTGGTGCAACTGATAAATACATTGTCTGCTGAATCTATATTACCTGTGTGGCTGCTATTGCTGATGCCTGTGGTAGATCCATCAATGATGTTGTACTTACACTTAGCGGAAACAATAGCTGCACCGAATAACTGAATCCCTGTAACACAGTCAGCTAATTGATTATTCATTACAAGACCAGTAATAGCCCTGAAGTCAATCCCGCGTGACGTTACATTCTTGATAGTATTGTTAGTTATAGATATTTTACTAGACAGATCGTCTGTAGTGATACCTGAACCAACACAAGTATCTACCGTGTTAGCACTAACCTGCATATCTTTCATTTCTTCAATATTAATACCTATCGCGCCAGTACCTTTAATCAAGTTGCTTGATATACCACCATTCTCATAGATGGTAGCACTTGTACTATGGATGCGAATTCCTTGATCGCTTGTATCAGATATACTATTTCCATTGATAACGAAGTCACCGCGATCTTTAACTTTTATACCGGCTTTGCCAGTATTGTTGATCGTGTTCCCTGATACTACCGCCCCATCGTTTGCAGCACCTTCAACTGATGGGTCAAATAAAGCTACCCCGTAATATGTAACATCCTGAATGGTGTTGCCTGTGATGGTTACTTCTTTGGTGTTAGTTACGCCGATCCCAGCGGGGGCTAGAGTCTCGGAGTTTGTTTGTTCATTGGTATCAGATATGAAGTTGCCAGTAATCGTACATCCTTCCACCCCTTGAATGTAGATTCCCGCACCGAAAGAATAGTCAGTAGCAGCTAAATTATAAATACTACCACGCACCCTCTTGATCACATTGTCACTGATTACATTGTTACCAGCGTGACTAGATGAATGAACGGTGTAACACAAAATACCGTAGGCGTAACTATCCTCAATGACGTTCCCGCTTATGACGTTATATTCTGGGTTTGCAAACTCGGTGAACTCTTGAACAAGTACACCTTGAGCCTGCCCCTTCATAGTGTTGTTTGAAATGTTGTTGTACGAACTACCGTTCAGTACCGCAACAGCCTCACCCCAATCTGTAGTAAGGGTAGCTGGATCGACACTTGAGGAAGGGAATGAGTTATTAGCAACTATACAATGGCTTGAATCATTCAGAGAAACACCGCTGGATTTTCCTACCTTTATACGATTTCCTTTAATAAAACAGTTGTCTACCCCGTTGATCCAGATAGCACTACCCTGGCCGCCTGATCCACTGGTTAAAGCTGACGCATCAATTCCCATACCGGTGATAGATATTGCCGCGCTTGCGTTTATCACCTTACCAATCAACGAGGAATGGCCAACTATATTACTGTCTGTGCTGTTTCCGATAATGCTTAGAACGGAGCTTATAGACAGCTCTGAATGTGTTATAAATTCTCCCTTTGTAGGGTATAAAGACACACCGTAAACAAACGCAGCTTGGAGTGGCAAAGCGTCATCAGTAGTACCGTCTCCAACAGCACCAAACTGCCTGAAGTTTGGTTTTGTTTCCTGTAGCACTAAAACAAAATTACCATCATCTGTGGCGTGATCGCCATAACCATCAGGCGTGCCACCATATGCCGCCACTGTTTTGACAAGATATTCAGCGCCACCACCATCGCCAGCAGAAAAATACCCGCTTGTTATAGCTGTCTCACCATTGGCCCTTGATCCTGATTTGGCCGCTGATAGCGTGCCATAAACCGTAGTCGTTTGGCCGGAAGTTGATAGAGGGTATAGTTCATCGATCTCTTTGTATGCGTTGGCTATGGTGTCAGCGTCTGCATCGGTAGCGTTGCGATAGATTACAATTTTATACTGTTGGTCGATATGCGGTATAAATGGAGCGCCAGATCCGTTTTGGACAAACCCGTCTGAATCAAGCACGCACTTGGCCAGCAGCGTACCGCCGGTTGAATCGTCAGCCATGCTGATCGGTGTAACAGTGCCAGATGCGTAAAACTTGAGGTAGAAACCGCTCGCGTCTACGTCGTTTTCACTGTACTGAATAAATGTGCCGCTAATCGGATTCCAAGCCATGTCTATTCTTCCCCTGCTACTGCGTCAATTGTGGTTGCTGCTGTGCCTAGCCCTATTGCTTGCCTTATTACCGATCCTTCAAACGGAACCGATAGCCTCTTGGGCTTGGCTCTAGTGGTTAATCTTCCTGCCACATCAGTATTAAAAATACCAAAAGCCGCACCAACCACAGGTAAATTGCTCATTGTTTTTTCAAGCCCTAAAACCGCTTTAGATCGGAAG